TGAAGCTGTGAGTCTCGCCCTGCTGGGTGCGCGGACTCCGCGTCGGGGTGCTCCCCGCCGCATCTACTAAGGGGGTTTGCATGGCCGTTACGCCTGCTGAATGGCTCCCGGTATTGGCTAAGCGGCTCGATGACCGGCGTGCCCGTGTCGATCTGCTGATGTCGTATGTGACGGGCGATGCACCACTGCCGGAGATGAATCGTGCGACCCGGGAGGCGTGGCAGAGGTTCCAGCGGGAAGCTCGGACCTCGTTCGGGCTGCTCGTGGTCGAAGCGTTGACTGATCGGTTCGTGCCGAACGGTGTCCGGGTCGGCGGCGATGACGTGTCGGAAGCGACGGTTGCTGCACGCCGAATCTTCCGCGACAACCGCCTGTCGGTTGTGTTCCCGGATGCCGCGCGTGATGCGTTCACATGCTCCGTGGGGTATCTGATCGTGGGTGAGGATGCCGGTAAGGCGGTCATCACGGCGGAGTCTCCTGAGTACGTTACGACGGCACCGGACCCTCTGCGCCCGTGGGTATCTCGCGCGGCGATCAAGGTGTGGCGAGACGAGGATCTGCGTTTCGACTTCGCGTTCGTCTGGGCGAATGGTGAGCGGCAGAAGTTCGCCCGCCAGATGAACGACCGTGACTCTCGCCCGTGGAAGTCGGCCGCGGATGGCAACTGGACGCCGATCGGTACGCCTGAGCGGTACGAGGGTAACGTCCCGGTGTTCGCTCTTGAGAACAAGGGTGGCGTGGGCGAGTTCGAGCCCCACATCGACATCCTGAACCGCATCAACCGCAACCTGCTTCAGCGTCTTACTACGGTTGCGATGCAGGCGTTCAAGCAGCGCATGGTTGAGGGCGGCTTGCCCCAGGACGACGGTGCTGGGAACGCGGTGAACTGGGCTCAGGTATTTGAGCCTTCGCCCGGTGCGCTGTGGGATCTCCCCGAGGGCATCAAGGTCAGTGAGCTCGCGGACGGTTCCGCTGGGATCATGGCGATGCTTCAGGCAGAGGATGCGGATCTGCGCGCGTTCGCCGCGGTGACTCAGACTCCTCTGCCAATGCTGATGCCGGACGGTGCGAACCAATCCGCGGAGGGCGCGCAGTTCTCCCGCGAGGGCTTGGTGTTGAAGGCTGAAGACCGGGTGGACCGGTTCAAGCCGGCGCTAGCTCTGGCCCTCGTGTACGCGCTCCGTATCGAGGGCATCAGTGATGTCGATGATGTTGAGGTGCTGTTCGAGCCTGCGGCTTACGTGACTCTCTCGGAGAAGTACGCGGCGGCGGCGCAGGCTTCGGGGCTTCTCGCGATCCGTACGATTCAGCGGCAGATCCTTGGGATGTCTCAGGCGGCTATCGCTGAGGACGAGGTGAACCGTGCTGCTGAGCAGCTTTCAGCGTTCACGTTGACGGGCGGGGCGGATGCCGACACCCAGTGACCGGATCATCCTCGGATACGCGGCGGCGGTCGCTGATGTTCGTAAGCGGGTTGTCCAGTTCGCGCGTTCCGCGTGGCTGGGCATGCCGGATTACCGGGATGCGGATGTGGACCGTCTTGTGCGGCTCGTCACCCCGGTTGTGCTCGCTGGGCAGACCCGTGCGGCTTCTCTGACGGTTGCTTACCTTCAGGCGCTCGCAACGGAGGCAGGCGTTGCCCTCCCTGGCGCTGTAGACGCCGCCGTGACGGCCTATCGGGGCGTCCCTGCGGTATCCGTGTATCGGCGTCCTGCTGTGACCGTGTATACGGCCCTAGCGAACGGTGTCCCGTTCACCGAGGCGAAGCAGCAGGGTCTTACAAGGCTCGTGTCGCTCGCTTCGACGGACATTCAGCAGGCGCGGAACCGGCAGGCGGCGGTATCAATCGCTGGCTCGGGGTTCACGTCGTACAGCCGTGTCCTGTCGGGTGAAGAGGACTGCGAGCTCTGCACTGTCGCCGCGGATCGGACCTACTACCGCGGCGATCTCATGCCGATTCATCCCGGTTGCGATTGTGGCGTGACTCCGAATGGTTTCGGGCGCGCTTCTGATCCGGTCGAGTCCACCCGTGAAGCCGTCGTGCACGATCACGGCGAGTACGGTCCCACGCTCGCCTGGGCTGGCGACAACTTCACCACCCAGGACGACTTCTAACACTTCCCACTTCCGTGGGTTGGCCCTGCCGCAACGGTGGGGCTTTTTCTATGCCCGAAACGGGGATCTGCAATGCCTGAAGAGATTGAACCTGTCGTTGAAGTGGCGCCGGCTGAAACGGTCGACACGCCTACCCCGACAGATGCGCCGGACCCCGCCGCAGAGGCGGAGAAGTGGAAGGCGCTCGCACGAAAGAACGAGCAGCGGGCGAAAGAGAACGCGGACAAGGCGAAACGCTTTGACGAGTTCGAGGAAGCCCAGAAGACCGAGCAGCAGAAGCTTGTAGAGCGCGCAGAGCGTGCCGAACAGGCCCTCGTTGCAGCGGAAGCTGCTCGCCTCCGCGCATCCATTGCTGCGAAGCACGGCGTCCCCGAGGCGCTTCTCAACGGTTCAACCGAAGAAGCCCTCGAGCAGGCCGCAACCGCGCTTCTCGCGTTCAAGGGACCGCAGCCCACCGCACCGTCACCGGACGGTCAGGGCGTCGTCGGTGTCCCCATCTCAGGTCAGACGAAGCAGATCACGTCACTCGACGAACTCAGCAAACTCTCTCCCGCAGAAGTGAACCAGGCACGCCGCGAAGGCCGACTGGATTCCCTTCTCGGCAACTCTTGAAAGGAGGGTGATCCCTCATGGCGATCACCAACTACATCCCCACGATCTGGCACGCGTCTCTCCTCGAGAACCTGCACCAGAACACGTTCGTCATCCCGACGCTGAACCGCGACTACGAGGGTGACATCAAGAACGGCGGTGAAATCGTCAAGATCACCGGTTTCACTCAGCCGACGATCGGCACCTACGCGGGTTCGATCACCCGTCAGGCGCTCACCGACTCGAGCCAGTCGCTCACCATCGACCAGAAGCGCTACTACGCGTACCTCGTGGATGACGTGAACCGTGTTCAGGCTGCGGGTTCGTTCGACCAGTTCCAGGCTGACGCCGGCGCTGGCCTCGCGGACACGGCTGAGGACTTCGTGCTCACGACCATGCTGTCGGGTGGCACTTCGGCCGGCACGACCGCCGTCACCACGGCCGCACTCGCTGACACCGCGGTCCGGAGCATCCGTACCGCGCTCGTCAAGGCCAAGGTTCCGTCCGCTGGGCGCTTCCTGGCGGTCAACCCGGAGGCGGCTGCGTACCTCATGGACTCGTCCACGTCGCTGTTCAAGGCGAACGAGTCGGGCTCGGACGAGACGATCCGCAACGGTGTCATCGGTCGCTACCGCGGCTTCACCGTCGTGGAGACTCCCTCCGCGTCGCTCACCAACACCTCGAAGCCGGTCTTCATCGGCTACTGGGGTCGTGCCGTGGCGTTCGCTGAGCAGCTCGTCCAGCAGCGCGCCAACCCGGCGCTCGACGCGTTCGGTGACCAGATCGACGGTCTGCACGTCTACGGCGCGAAGGTTCTCCGCGCTACGGCTGTCCAGCACTACGTCTCGGCGTAGTTCGTCGGGGGTGGCGGCTCCGGCCGTCACCCCCTCCCCAGCCCGCCACAACTCTCGGAGGCGTCATGGCAGTTGTAAAACTGGCATCACAGGATGATGTCGAGGCCAGCTTTGGTCGTAGCTTGACCTCCGCTGAGGCTGGTCGGGTCGATGCGATCCTCGACAAGCTCTCGGAACTGTTCAGGCGCGAGTCTGGTCAGCGGTTCACGGTGGGTTCGTCCACGGTGCGGCTGAAGGTGAACGGCGGCAGGGTGTACCTGCCGCAGACGCCGCTCGTGGAGGTTGTATCAGTCGTTGATGACGACGCCGTTGAGGTGGAGTACACCGCTGCGGGTTCGTGGCTGACGGTCGACATGGCCTCGAATGAGTTCGTCACGGTGGAGTACGAGCACGGCAGTGCTAAGGCGCCGGATCTCGTGCGTCTGGCGGTCGCTGATGCGGCTCGGCAGGTTCTCTCGGTCGATCCCATCGCGGCGACTGGTGTGTCTCAGCGTGGAGTGACGACGGGTCCGTTCTCGGACCAGTACACCTACGCGGGGTGGGCGCAGGGCGGTTCTGCTCGGCTTTCACCGGATGACGTTGCTCTTGCTCGCTCTTACCGGGTGAAGGTTCCGACCGTCTGGGTGCAGTCGCCGTGAGGGCGGTCTCGGAGTACGTGGATCACGCGGCGTTCGAGGCGGGTTCTGTGGACTCGCACGGCAACCCGGTGGAGGCGTGGGCTACTGCGACTTCGGTGGGTGTGTATGCGTTCGATCCGGGGGCGACTTCGGAGCCGCGTGAACCGGGACGCGATCGGGTGGACACGTCACCGACTGTCTACCTTCCGTCGACTGTCGTGTTCGGCGCGCGTGACCGGGTGACCGCTCGAGGCGTGCTCTACGAGGTGGAAGGCGTCACACGTCAGTTCGTACACCCCACGGATGCCGACCGTGCCGCGAACGTGGCGACACTGCGGGCGGTGATCGGGTGAACGTCAAGTGGAAGTTCCACATCATCAAGGGCTACTGGGAGTTCCAGCGTCAGGCCGCTGTTGGTGAGGCACTGCTGGCCCGTGGCGAGGCTATCGCCGCAGCCGCGGGCGATGGTGTGGAGGCGGAACTTACACCGCGTCAGGCGGGACGTCGTGGCACTCCGGTTGTCCGGGTTCGGACGGTCACGAACGAGGCGCGTGAAGCCGAGGCGCAGTCGCGCACGCTCACACGAGCTCTGGATGCGGGGCGGCAGTAATGGAAGCGATCAAGTTCCCCGACGTCGAGGCTCTGCTTGTCACGTACCTGAACGGGCTGCTGGCGGAGCCGGTGTCTACGAAGGTTCCCTCTCCTCGCCCCGCGACGTTCGTTCGCATCATCCGCACGGGCGGGTTCACCACAGGACTCGTCACCGATGAAGCACTCATCACGTTCGAGGCGTGGGCGGCAACAGAGCCGGCCGCGCAGGATCTCGCGCAGCGTGTGCGCGCATACCTCCGCGCGGTCGATGTGGTCGACGGCGTCCAGTTCTACGGGCCAATCAATCCGACTGGCCCGGTCAATCTTCCTGACCCTGCTACCCAGCAGGCCAGGTACACGGGCCTCGTGTCCGTGGGGGTTCGGGGATCAGCCATCTGACCTTCCCGAAAAGGTGACGGCGAATCATCCAATAGGGAGTTGCAATGCCTACTGCTGCAAATGTGCGCGTTGGCAAGCCGAAGTCTACGGGTGGCGTGTACGCGGGTGCGCTTGCGACTGCTGCCCCGACCGACGCCGCCACCGCGCTTGCTGTCGGTTTCGCTTCGCTTGGTTACGTCTCGGAAGAGGGCGTGACCCAGACGAAGGGAATCGAAACGGAAACGATGGTCGCCTGGGGCGGTGACGAAGTGCGGGTGATGAAGACTTCCGACGCGCTCTCGTATGCGCTGACGCTCATCGAAACGTCCCCCGCTGTTCTCGCCGAATACTTCGGCGCCGACAACGTGGCGACGGTCGGGGATGTCACGACGGTCTCCGTCAACGGCACCGAACTGCCGCGACGGTCCTACGTCTTCGAGCTTCTGGACGGGGACTCCGCGATCCGCGTGTACCTTCCGGTGGCGCAGATCACGAACACCGACGACATCACGTTCGTGGACGGCGAGCCCATCGGGTTCCCCATCACCATTTCGG